CATTTAATTTTATTTTTAACTGAGTTAGCAGGTCATACTGTTACTGACCAACAAAAGAAAGTTAGTGTTCATGGTATTGTAGGACACATGGATAGTAAGATTGATGGTGAAGTTGTAGATGTTAAGACTGCTTCACCTTATGCATTTAAAAAGTTTGAGCAAGGCACTCTTAATGAAGATGACCCATTTGGTTATATCGCACAGTTAAGTGGTTATGAAGCAAGTGAGAAAACAAATCATGGTGGATTTCTTGCTATCAATAAATCAACTGGACAATTAGCTTTCTTTAAACCAGATGATTTAATGAAACCAAATGTTAAAACTTTAATAACAGAATTAAAAGATAAGTTAGAGAAAGAACAACCACCAGAAAGATGTTATGAACCTGTCTTTCATGAAAAGTCTGGTAATAAAAAACTACCTGCTGGTTGTGTATTCTGTTCTCACAAAGTAGAATGTCATAAAGATGCTAATGAAGGTAAAGGTTTGAGAGCATTTAAATATGCTAATGGTAAAGTTTATCTTACTCATGTAGAGAAAGAACCAAAAGTAGACGAGGTAAAAGTTAATGAATAGAAAACAAATAAAAGTAATTAGAAGAAAAGCAAAGACTATTCTTGTAGAATGGTTACAATCTTTGTTACCAGAGAGTGAAAAAGATAAAGTAAATGAAAAAAATATATTTGCTATGATGCCAAAGCAAACACATTATTATTTTAGAAATCAAATTAGATTAAGTGCATGGTCATACAAGTGGGTAATTAAAAAATTAAAACGAAATCCGGACTTGACATTTACCGAATTAAATGATATAATTATGAAGAACAATGGAAATAAAAATATACTCTAAACCTAACTGTGTGTATTGTGATAAAGCTAAAATTAAATTAGCTAAACATAATCCTACAATACTTATGTTAGATGTTGATTACACTAGAGAAGAGTTTTTTAATTTATTTCCTCATGCTAAAACATTTCCACAAATTATTATTAACGGAAATAAAATAGGTGGTTACTCGGAGTTAGATGGCTTATCGTTCTAAGTTTGAAGAAACAGTTATAAAGAATTTAAAAACAAAAAAAATTAAATTCTTTTATGAAAGAGAAAGGATTAAATATGTTCAACCCATTATTCATAGGTCTTATTTGCCCGACCTTTATTTTCCTTCTACTAATGTGTATGTAGAATTAAAAGGTAGGTTTACTATTGCAGATAGAAAAAAACATTTATGGATAAGAGATAGTACAGATTATGATATTCGTTTTTGTTTTCAAAATTCAAGAGTAAAGATTAGAAAAAATTCTAAGACTAGTTATGCTGATTGGTGTATGAAAAATAATTTTGATTGGTGTGAAAAAAAGATACCGAAAGATTGGATGATAAAGAATGGAAAAAGGTAAAGCTTATATATCGTTTACACCTGTCGGTGTTGGTAAAAGAAAAAAAATAGAAATAGAATTTTGGGATTTAACAGAAGGTGATACACAAATTATGAAACTTGGTTACGGAACTTTTTGGTTTGCAAAACATAACAATGCATTGTGTAATTACATAGGTGAAAGAGAGTTTGAAAAAATATTATTTGGAAAGAAAGGAGAGGGTAGTGAACACAACTAAAAAATATTTAGAAGAAGCTATAACATTAGTAGGAGGTCAAAGACATATTGACTATGGTGATAAGACAGAGAACCATAGTAACATAGCAAAGTTATGGTCAGCATATCTTGATGTTAATATTCATGCACATGATGTTGCCATTATGATGACTTTATTAAAGATAGCAAGAACTAAATTAGGTAAAAGAACACCAGATACTTACATAGATGCGTCAGCTTATATGGCAATAGCAGGTGAGATAGAAGAAAACAAAATAAATTTAATGGAAGGTAAACCAGAAAGATGAAGATTAAAATAGATTTAGATAGAGATAAATACTTAACACCATTTGGTATCGCAACAGTTAGAGATAGATACCTTGATAAAAAAGAAACATCACCTCAACACGCTTTTGCTAGAGCCGCAAAATATGTTTCTACTTATCGTGGTAAAACAGATTGGGATATGGCACAAAGAATATATGACTATGCAAGTAAAACATGGTTTGGTTTTTCTTCGCCTATACTTTCTAATGCAGGTACATCTAAAGGTTTACCTATATCTTGTTTTCTTAATTATGTACCAGATAGTAGAGAAGGATTAAGTAAACATTATGATGAAAACATTTGGTTAGCTAGTAATGGTGGTGGTATTGGTGGTTACTGGGGAGCAGTTAGAAGTGATGGTACTTCTACTTCTCATGGTTCTAAATCAACAGGGTCAATACCTTTTATGAAAGTTGTTGATAGTCAGATGTTAGCTTTCAACCAAGGAACAACAAGGAGAGGTAGCTATGCAGCATATATGGATGTATCGCATCCGGAGATAGAAGAGTTTTTATTTATGCGTAAATCTTCTGGTGGAGATACAAATAGAAAATGTCTTAACTTACATCATGGTATAAACATAACTGATAAGTTTATGGAATGTGTTTCTAAGAATGTTGATTGGGATTTAATAGACCCGCACTCAAAACAAAAGATTAAATCTATTAGTGCTAGAGAACTATGGAGATTAATTTTAGAAACAAGACATGAAACAGGTGAACCATACTTACACTTTATTGACACATCTAATAAACATTTACCAGAGAAACAAAAAGAAGCTGGATTAAAAGTTAATCAATCAAATCTTTGTAGTGAAATAACATTACCTACAAGTGAAGATAGAACTGCTGTGTGTTGTTTATCTAGTGTTAATCTTGCACAGTATGATGAGTGGTCAATGTCTGCTACATTTATACCAGACATGATTAGAATGTTAGACAATGTGTTAGAACATTTTATACAAGCTACTTATGATTTTGTTTATGATTACAAAGGTGACATAAGAAATATGGAAGTACAAAGATTAGGTTTTGAGAAAGCAGGTTATAGTGCTTTTAGAGAAAGAAGTATTGGTCTTGGTGCGATGGGCTTTCATACCTATCTACAAAAATTAAATATACCATTTGATAGTCCAATGGCAACAGGACAGAATACAAAAATATTCAAACAAATCAAAGAGTTAGCTGTTAAAACATCTAAGGAACTAGCCGAAGAAAGAGGTGAAGCTCCGGACATGGAAGGCACAGGTATGCGTAATGCACACTTACTTGCTATTGCTCCTAACGCTACATCATCTATTATTTGTGGAGGAACTAGTCCTTCAATAGAACCTATAAGAGCTAATGTGTATTCACATAAAACTTTAAGTGGAACATTCCAAGTTAGAAATAGACAGCTACATAATTTATTTAAAACTAAATGGGAACTGTCAGAAACTTTACAAAAAGATTATGATAATGATTATCAAAATTATAAAGATTCAATTTGGAAAAGTATTAGCGAACATGAAGGTTCGGTAAATCATCTATCCTTTTTAACTGATATGGAAAAAGATGTATTTAAAACTGCGAATGAGATAGACCAGAATTGGATTATCCAACACGCATCAGATAGACAAGAGTATATCTGTCAAGCACAATCAGTAAACTTATTCTTTGTTGCTCCACGCATACAAGCTTCACAAGAAGAGCATGATAATTTTTTACGCTATACAAATAAAGTACATTATCAAGCTTGGAAAAAAGGATTAAAGAGTTTGTATTATCTAAGAAGTAGAGAAGCTAAAAGTGCAGAGAATATTAATTTAAAAGTTAAGCGAGTAAGATTAGAACAAGAAGCAACAGAGGAGGTTTGTTTATCATGCGAAGCGTAAGTCCATTATTTAACGAGAGAACTTATTATAAACCATTTGAATACCCGTGGGCATTTGATTATTATACATTACAAAATCAATTGCATTGGTTACCAGAAGATGTACCCATGCATGAAGATGTAAAAGATTGGAATCAAAAGTTATCACCATCGGAAAAAAATTTACTGACACAAATATTTAGATTATTTACACAATCAGATGTTGATGTTGGTGCAGGGTATTATGATAAGTATATACCACTATTTAAGAAACCAGAATTAAGAATGATGATGGGTTCATTTGCAAACATTGAATCAGTACATCAACATTCATATTCGTTGTTATTAGATACAGTTGGTATGCCCGAGTCTGAATACAAAGCATTTTCTAAGTATGAAGAAATGTCATCTAAACATGATTACATACAACAATTTAAAACATCCGAAGTTAAAACAAAGAAAGACTTAAAAGATGTAGCTAAAGCTTTAGCTGTATACTCTGGTTTTACAGAAGGACTACAGTTATTCTCAAGCTTTGCTATCTTGATTAACTTTCAAAGATTTAATAAAATGAAGGGGATGTGTAAGATAGTTGACTACAGTATTCGTGATGAGTCACTTCATGTTGAGGGTATGACTAAAGTATTTAGAACTTTAATAAAAGAAAACCTAGACATATGGACCGATGATTTCAAGAAAGAAATCTATGATATATGTAGAGAAATGGTTGACCATGAGGACAACTTTATTGAATTAGTTTTTGAGATGGGAGATATACAAGGTCTAACATTAGAAGAAATGAAACAATATAATAGATATATTGCTGATAGACGCTTATTACAATTAGGTTTGAAACCTAACTTTGGAGTGAGTGAAAATCCTTTGACTTGGTGGGATGAAGTTATTGGTGTTGAACATCAAAACTTTTTCGAGGGAAGAGCTTCTGCTTATACTAAAGCTAGTGTAAAAGGGAACTGGTCTAATGTCTTCGATGACACAGAATAAAAAGGAAGCAGTAATATTTTCTTATTCTTTAATCCTTGATAAAGAGGGAAAGTTTATCACAGAAATAAAATCTATGCCAGTTGATGACAAAGAGATTATGGATAAAGCTTTCCCTCATCGAGAGGAAAGAGTATTCTTTACAAATGTTGTGAATGAAGCTAAAAGAAAATTTATTGTTGTCCACGAATGGTTAGAAAAATATCTTAGAGTTATTTCTTAACTAAGCTACCACCAAAATATAATCCTACAATCGCACTCATTAAGTGAGTATCTAATGGTGTTATTACTACACCTGCGTGAGCTTTGTCCATTAATAATTCTTTCTGTTCTACTAAGAATAAAAATCCTCTAGTAAATTCTGTCCATGTTAAAATAACCGGAACATCAAAAAATACTGGTACTAATTTAGGATAAGCTATTACCATAAATACTGCGGTCAAAGCTATTATTCTTCTTGTAAAAGTAAATCCTTTGTTCTCGTATGTTCTTGCTTTTTCTATATGCGACATTTGATTGTCTGCTCTAGCAAGTAACATCTTTTGTTCGTCTTGTTTTGCTTTAATACTCTGACTCCAAATACTCATAAAGCCACCTAACAAAGATGACCCAAGCATTGTTATCATTTCTACTGGTAATCCGCCTAACATATTAATCCTTTGCTTTATCTTTTTTTGTTGTGTTATTTTTAATTAATGATGTATTATTAAATACTTCATAAAAATTATTTTGTACTTCTTTTTGATTTGTTTTAATAACAGGTACTTTAAGTTGCCCAGTTTTTTTTCCTATATGTGTGTTCCCCATAGCTACTTCTCCTGTCAATAGTATTAATAGTATTAAAAATAATTTCAAAATAATTTGTTAATTTAGGGGGGTGTAATCATACAGCCGACCTGCTACAAACCCTCTGGTGAGCTTCTATGAGCTTCTTTTTTTCGCAGATTTCTGTAAAACACACCCCTACCTAGGTTTTTACTTTACAGTAATTGTTTTTGGTTTCTTTTCTTCCGGTAGATTTAATTTCATATCTACTTTTAGAACGCCATCTTTTAACACAGCACTTGTTACTTCAAGATGTTCTGCCAAAGTCCATTGTCTTTTAAAAGACCTTTGAGCTATACCTCTATGTACAAAAGTATCTGTATCTTTATCTGATGCTTTACCAGATATTGTTAAAGTATTTTCTTTTACTTCAACTATTACATCTGTTTTTGTAAATCCTGCCAACGCCATTTCCAATTGATATTTTTCTTTACCAACTTTCTTGATGTTGTATGGAGGATAATTAGATGTGTCATATGATGACAATGTTGACAGTTGGTCAAAGATATTATCAAAGCCAACAGTCAAGTTTCTGAATGGGTCAAAGACCCCTGTAGGTAGGTTCATTTTTGCTCCTTTCATAAGCGAGTTATTAGTATAACGAAATACTACCCGTAGCTATCCCGTTATACCTATATTATACACCTCAATCTTCAACTTGTCAACCCCTTTTTTTGTCAAGTAATCCGCCCTTTTTAAACGATTTAGAAAATGTAAATCCTATACTTGGGTCTGCTGATAACAATCCGCCACCTTCTATAGCAAATGTTCCAAAACCAGAGTCATATTCTACAGTTCCTTTTTGTAAATTAATATCTAAATCCCCATCTAATAATTCAAACTGTGTGTAATCATCAAACTTATCTTTAATTCTACTACCAGTTTCAATTGGATTTTTAACTGCATCTGTAGCTGTCTCAACAGCTTTATCTAATATGCTTGTAGTCTTAGTTAGTGTTTCATTAGTTTGATTATTATTATTATTATTACTTTTATTTCTAAAATCTTCTTGTATTTTTTTAGCAGATTTTGTACTAGTTCCTCCAGATAAATTTTTTATACCTGCTTTCTGCATAGACTTAGCCGCCTGTCTATATTGACTAGCTCTGTAAGCTTCTCTGTTAGTAGAGTAAGCTCTGTTAGAAGTCATAGCTCTTCTAGCTCTTGCAAAACCTCCAAGAAAAAAGTTTGTTCTATTTCCTATAATAAACTGAATATAATCACGAGTTTCTTTTGGTAAATTTTTTTCATCACCACCTGATGCTAACCATTTTTCTGTAGCCCCCGGTCCATAGTTATATGCTATAAGAGCTAATCTATCATTACCAAATTTTTTCTTCATGGCATTATAATATTCTTTAGCAAACTTTACATTTTTAACTGGGTCATTAAGTTCTTCAACTGTTAATGGTTTTACTTTATATCCCGGGTCTTTAGCTGTGTTAGGCATAATTTGCATTAAACCTATTGCACCTTTTTTACTTTTTAAATTTACACCTCTACTACTTTCTTTCTGTAAAATCTTATCAAATAAAGGATTACTTAAATAATATAAACCATCTTTTTGTGTTAAACCTTCTAAGTCTTGACTAACTGGACCAACACTAGAACCAACAGAACTAGTTTTAATAGGTGGTTTCTTTTTAATAACTATCTTTGGTCCATCTGCTATTTGTCTTACTAATTCTTTTTTATCAGATACTCCTGTTGTTTCTGGATTTTCTCTTAATTGAAAACCATTAAAACCTACTGGTCCACCCTCACTAAATAAACTTCTATTTAAAATATTATCTTCTCGTTTATCGTAAAGATTATTACCAAGAATACTATTGATAGGTTCTTTCTTAGTTCCAGAAAGATTAGTTCCAAAAGTTCTATCTATTAATTTTCTAATACTAGGAGCAGGTAAAGACTCTAAAAATCTTTGCATTGATTCATCATAACCTTTTTTACTAATACCACTTGCATTAACTCCTGCTTGTGCTAACGCAATAATAGAATTAACAATACTAAAAGCAGGTGCAAATTCTAAAGGTCTTGCTGAACTATAGCCAACTAGTTGATTCATAACTAAAGTAGGAAGCCATCCTAAATTACCAGACATATGTGTGGCTTTAGTTAAAAATTCTTTTGGGTCTTTTTCTAATTCTGCGATAGGATTTTTTACATCACCTGTTCTTATAAAATCTCTTAACTCTTGAATACCACCATAAACACTTAAAGCTCCGAGCATACCTACTAATTGTCTTAGTTGCCCATCTTCTATTCTTTCTATCATGGCATTTGTTTGTGTTGATTTAGCCATAGCCCAAGATGAAAACTGTCCTAGTATTCTTACCATAGGATTTTTATTCTGTGTAAATAATAATCTATTTCCAACAGTAGGTAGAATGGCATCTCTATCAGCAGCTCTCATTCCTACATTATCCATAATGTTAAATGAGTCAGAATCTTTCATCGCTGTTCTTACATTTTTAAATCTACCAAATTTAAGAATTTGTCCTAGGTTTGTTATTTCTCCAGCAGCATTAACTTTTAAAGCTCCTGTCTTATTTAAATGAGATAAGTATCTAAGAAGCTCTGTCTTAGTAGCTTCTGTCATGTTTTTGTTCGCTAAAATTTTTTCAAACGAAACACCTTCAGTTAAACTAAAAGTAAATTTATTTGCATCAAATCCTTCTGCAATTATTTTAGAAGTTTTATGTACATCAACAGCACCAACATTGTAAGCATATCTTCTTGCTACATTTGTAATACCTTCAAGACCAATTAATTTAAAAAATGCTTGATTACTTTTTCCAATTAAACTTAAAACACCTGTAGGTTCTAAATCTCCTTTTGCATTTCTTTTTATAATTTGAGAACCGCCAGTTGGAGTAACAAATGTATCAACTAAATTTTCTTGTATTAAACCACTATGAATTATACCTGCTTCTCTTTCTGCTCTTAATCCAAGTGTTTCTCCTAGTCTACCTCGTTGTACTCTGTTACCCGGAAACATTCCTCGTATTGCAGAATCCCAATATTTACTGTTAGAAAAAGGTTGTATTAAATCTCCAAGGTTTGCAATAGTAACTTTATCCATCATGTTAAAGTTTGCCATTGTAGATAACACAGCAAATATTTCTCTGTTACCTTGTACTCCTAACGGAGCAGATTGATATCTACCAAAGTAAGAATTAACTGCGTTTTCTATTGCTTTAACATCATCAAAATGATTTTTACCATAGTAACCTTTATACGCACCTACTTTATCTTTTTTAAATCCAGCGTCTGCATATTTTTGTGTTATTCTTTTTAAATAACCATTAACTAAATTAGCATTAGGTCCAAATTTTCTAGCAAATTCTACAGACTTTACTGTAGTTCTGGTTATATCTGTTAATACTGTTCTAATATCATTGATAGTATATTGTTTTAAAACACTATCAATTAAATCATATGAGTTAGCAGATGTTGTAGATAAAGTTCTAACCTCATCAATATGACTACTTAAAGGTAATCTATTAATAACTGGACTATAAGTATTCTTACCTGTCTCAATAATAGGTCTTTCTAAATCATTTAATACTGCATTGAAATGATTTTCAGCTAATTTTTTTGCTGAAGCTTTACTATTATAAAATTTACTTCCCGGGTCTTTCTTTAATTTTTTTATAATGTTAGTTACATCTTTTATAAACTGTTCTTTTTTATTATAAATTAAATTATAATCATACTTTCTAGGAAAATAATTTTCAAGAACTTCTTTTTCACTTATACCTACATCATTAAAATATTTTTTATACTTTGATAACCATTCTTTTATTCGAGAAGCCATAGCAACAGCATCACTAGATGCTTCGCCTTTAAATCCTCTAACTATTTCTATTGCTTCATCTTGTATTTTTAAAGCATTTTTTTGTTGCTCTGTTAACGGAACTTTAAATAATTGATTTCTTCTTGCACCATTAATTAATGTAGTGTATTGTTTACCAATAACATTATCTATGTCTACAACAAAATCTTTAAATGCTATTTGAGCCATATCCTCTACAGAGTTTCCTGCTCCAATAGTTCCCGCACCTTTTACATCTACAACATTACCTAACCAATCTCTAGTAATAGTATCTTTTGGTCTGTAAAATAAAAGTTTTGAAAACTCATCATGTACTTCACTTCTTGCAGACAGTTTAGATTGTTGACTTGTTGCAGTCATTACAGAAATTTTTCTTACAATATTATTAAGATAACTTTTTTTAATACCATCAGCAATTTCTTTTTGTCTTTGAAATGGTAAACCACCAACTCTACCAGCTATTAAAGCTCTGTGTGTTAATCCTAATGCAAATCCTGCACCTACTGCTGTTAGTAATCCTTCATCAGAATCACCAAACATAGTATGAAAAACACCACCACCTGCTCCATATAAAACTGGTCTCGTAAAGTTAGCTGTTAAACCTTTAATAACTTTAGATGTTAAACTTCCTCTTGCATCTAATTCTTTTATTATTTGTAATTGTAATTTAGAATATTTATTAGCATTAGTTTTACTTAAAGTTGTTTGTAATGCTTCAAAATGTGCGTCAACATCTTTTATTATTTTATCTATATGTCCGGGTTCTGCACTATCAATTTTAATAACTTTACCTTTACCATCTGCGGTAGGTAATTTTATTTGTTTTACTTTGACATTATAGCCGGGGGATTTTGCACCTTGTTTTTTAATGGCATCGAGTATAGATAAGATTTTTTCTCGAGGTGCAATTGTAGTTTGATATGAAGATAATTGACTTTGTAATTCTTTAAATAATTTATTTATACTTGAAAGCTCAGAAACTTCTCTTACACTATTTAACTGTGCTTCATTAAGGTCATATTTTTTTTGATAATTTTTATTTAGCTTTGCAACTGTAGCTTCCATTTGTTGTTTGCTTTTAAACAAACTAGGGAATATTTTGTTAATAGCTTTACCACCTGCAATTTGTATTGGGTAAGCAAGAGGACCTGCTACTGCTCCTATACCTCCTGCAAATGTTAAATGACTAGGTTCTATCTCTCCAGTTCTTGCAAGACTTCTAATTGATGCATCACCAACTCCTACACCTGCTCCAAGTGCAGCAAGTTTTGCACCTTTCATAGCAAGACTAGTTCCTTTTAAAGCTAATCCATAAGGAACAACTAAGTATGTTGGGTCAGCTAATAATGTAATAGCCCTTCCTGTCATAACAGCAGGGTCAAAATCATATTCACCAGATGAAGCCCAAGGATGTTCGTTGTATATAGCTTCTAATCTTTCTTCTTCTATATCCTCTCGTTCTTCTTCAAATGTTGTTGGTCCAATAGATTTAACTGCCGCTTTTAAAAGACGATATCCATCGCCTA